ACTTTGCGCTATATATTTGAGAGCGTAGACGGTTCTGCGGCTGTTTACTTTAACAACGACAACAATACTACAGACAGCGATAGTGCTACTGTCCATACAATGGCGGATGATACGTTTGTAACATTAGCGGCTTATTATGATGGTGGAACAACTATTCAATTATTTGCAGATGAAGCTCCGGTAGCGACTATGACAGGTATTACAGTACCCGCAGCCGAACTAGCGGTAGGGTTTGGCTACATAAATGGAGCCGCTGGTGCAGAGACTACGGATGTCGATTACATTTTAGTAGTTAAGGAGAGATAATCCTCATGCAAACCAACTTAACTATGGTTGGAGACAAATGGGCCGTCGAGATAATCGGTGGCCCAGATGAGGAAACTCTGACTAAAACTTTTAGCGGACGCGAGCAAGCAACGAACCAAGTAAGACTTTGGGGAAACGGTCAGTCCGAAATGCCTATCTTAAAAAAGAAACGCGCTAAATCTGAAAAATCGGTCAAACCTAAGAAAGTTGAAGCCGTGAAAAAATAACTTTACTTTTTTGAAGAGGATATAAGATGTCTAAACCTATGGTCATCACTCTTAGCCCTACAGCCCTTGACGCAGATGGTTTATCTACTACTGAGACCTTGTTGGCGACTAGGTTAGATTACTTGATTAATGGTGCTTACTCTGTCGATTTCGATAGAAACGGTATCTGTGCTGCCCAAACTACTGGCGCATCTGCGGCGTTAACTCTTAATGGCGCGCAAGGAACCGATTTTAGCGCGCGTAAAGGCGCTCACATCCAAATATTTGCGGGTTCGGACAACACAGGCATTACGTTTGAGGTTGTCGGAACGAATGAATACAGCAAACGTGTTTCTGAAACAATAACTGGCCCTGACGCAGGATTAACGGTTTTAGGGGCTGTTAGATTTTGGACTATAACTAGTGTTACGTCTTCTGCCGCAGTAACTGATAACTGCGAAGTAGGCACGAATGGCTACGCTGTTTTTTCAACTCCGCAGCACGTTAATTCCACTCACGCAGGGGACGACAGTGGCGAGACAATTATTTTCACTGGTGAAGACCGATATGGAAATTTGTTAACTGAGACCATTACGGGGGGATCAAGTGCGGCAGTAGCCACGTTAGGTAATTTTGCTAGGGTTGATCGTATAACCGCTTCTGGAGCAGGTGCAAACGCCGTGACTGCGGGTTCAGCCGCTTTATGTGAAAGCGGTTGGAAGGTGCTTAACTATCGCGGACCAGACTTCAACGTAGGAATTGGTTGCAATTCTGCCGGGGCCACTTACGCAATACAACATACTTTCTCTAATGTCATGGCTAAGGGATTTGTTGAAAGCTCCGCAGTTGTATTTACTCACGCAACAATTACGGGCAAAACCTCCGTTTTTGAAGGATCATATTCTAGCCCTCGTGTTGCTACTCGTTTGGCAATTACGACAGCAGGAACTGGTCCCGCTACAGCCAGTATAGTCCATGCAGGACAGGGATAACTTTTGAAAACTTTTAGCAAAATTACGGTAGCTACAGACTTGGCAGTTTAGGAATGTCTGATGCAGAAGAAACGTGATTATAAAAAAGAGTATCGCGAGTACCATGGTAAGGCGAGCCAGATTAAAGACCGGGCTAGTCGAAATTCTGCACGAAATGCCGCAGTAAAAAAAGGCAGCGCCTACAAAGGAGACGGTAAAGAAGTTGATCACAAGGATAACAATCCACGTAACAACTCTTCCGGCAATACGCGGGTAATGTCCAAAGCGGCAAACCGGGCTAGACCAAGAAGGAAAATATAATGGCTAAAGCTTTACCAGTTACTGTAAAGAACCGGAAGACGGGGAAGGTTGATATTCGTAAGAACGTCGATATGATGGTGAACAACAGTCTCGCTGGGATTGAATACGATGACCCTGAATTTACAGTTAAACACGATAAAGGCGAGACAGATCAAACGTCTCGTGCTTTCCGCGCAGCGGCTAAGGCCCAAGTCATTAAGAAAAACCGTAGAGGAAAGAAGAGAAAGTAAATGGCTGCACCAACCACATCAGGCACGTTTGATTTTAAACTCGACATACTTGACCTTTGTGAGGAAGCCTACGAGCGCGCGGGCACTGAGATGCGGACAGGCTATGATCTGCGGACCGCTCGCCGAAGCATAGAATTGATGATGTTGGAGTGGTCAAACCGTGGCCTTAACCTTTGGACCATAGCCGAAGCATCTGTAAGCCTAGTTAGCGGCACTGCTACCTATGCTTTAGATGACAGTTGCATCGACGTTATGGAAGCTGCGATAAGAGATGGCACAGGCACTAACCAAGTTGATTATAACCTGACGCGCATATCTGTCTCAACCTATGCTCAAACATCTAACAAGAACACTGAAAGTCGGCCTACATCTATTTATGTAGACCGTCAGAATAGAGTAACAGCTACTTTATATCCGACACCTAGCGATAGCACACAAGTGTTGCGCTATTGGTTCATTCGGCGGATCGAAGACTTAGGCGCGACAAACACTAACAACAACGACATGCCAGAGCGTTTCCTTCCTGCTTTGATATCAGGGTTAGCTTTCAATATTGCGCTGAAGCGGCCTGAACTTGAGTCTCGCATACCAACGCTCAAGGCGCTGTATGAAGAGGCTTATGAGTTGGCAGCTTCTGAAGATAGAACTAAAGCTTCCTTGGTATTCTCACCGCTACAAGACTTTATTGATGTGAATTTAACATGAGTGAACACTGGGCAGCAGGGAAACATGCGTTCGGCTTCTGCGATAGATGTGGTTTTCGCTATTCTTTGTCTGCTCTTAAAGCAGAATTTGAAGACAAGAAGCCAAACGGGCTGTATGTTTGTGGCACTTGTCTTGATCCAGACCATCCGCAATTGCAGTTGGGACGGTTTAGAATTTTTGATCCACAAAGTTTAAACAATCCGAGGCCGGATTTGAGCCAAATAGAAAGCACTTCTTTCTTTGGTTGGAACCCAGTTGGTGATAACATATCTCTGGGGCTAAATGTTAGCGTCGGAAATGTAACGATTACAACCTCATAGGAGACTGAAATGGGTATCAAGGTAACACCAAAGAAACTGAAACCTACGGAAGAAAAAACAAAAGTAAAGAAGAAGTACAATTATGGCGGAAAAGTGAAGTCAGGCGCTAAACCAATGGGCTATGCACACGGCGGAATGGTTTCTGCTGGAAGCTCTCGCATTAAGCCAACGAACCAATCCTCTACAAAAGCCAAAGGTATGGGCGCGGCAACAAGAGGCGGAAACTTTAAGGTCTAATCATGAATTATGCGTCTTTATTATCTAGTATACAGACTTATACCCAGAATACGGAAACGTCTTTTGTGTCTGAGATACCGAATTTCGTAAGACAGACGGAAGATCGTATCCAGCATTTGGTGCAATTGCCTATGTTTAGGAAATCGCAATCAGGGGCTATAACTGCGAACAATCGTTTTTTGTCCGCGCCATCTGATTTTGTTTCTATGTACTCAATAGCCATTATAGACGCATCTGCTGATTATTTTTACTTGATTAATAAAGACGTAAACTTCATCCGTGAGGCTTTTCGAGCAAATGCGACGGCGGCGCAGCCTCGCTATTATGCGATGTTTAAGGAAAACACTTTTATTCTAGGTCCAACACCGTCTGCGTCGTTGAATACGGAAATACATTATTTTTATAAACCCGAAAGTCTTGTTACTGCTGGAAGTACGTTTCTGGGCGATGAGGCAGAAGCGGCGATGCTTTATGGCTCTTTGGTTGAAGCGTACATCTACATGAAGGGGGAGGCCGACCTTCTTCAAATGTATGATACAAAGTTTAAAGAGGCTTTAGTTAAGCTTAAAGAACTAGGCGACGGCAAAAACAGACAAGATGCTTATCGCTCTGGTCAAGCACGAATGGCGGTGTCCTAATGATAGATTTAGCTTGCGGAACTGTGAAGGTTCACACAACAGAGAATAGAGGACACAGTCCTGAAGAACTTGCAGAGATGGCTTTGGACAAGATCATCTTTGTAGGAGCCGACGCGCCCGATCCGATCAAAGCACAAGCTTTGGCTTATCGGGATCGACTGCGCGAGATATTGCTGTATTATATGCACAAGGCGGTGCAAAGCGACAGAGCCACGATCCGTGGTGAGATTTTAACCGAAATAAAGGACACCCACTAATGGCTATTACACAGGCGATTTGCTCCAGCTTTAAGCAAGAGCTTATGGAAGCGGAGCATAATTTAACTAATGGGCAGCACACAATAAGGGCGGCTCTCTATACGAATTCAGCAACGCTCAATGCGACTACAACTGCGTATACAACCAGTAATGAAGTTTCAGGCACAAACTACGTGGCTAAAGGCGAAGCGTTGACAAACGTCACTCCGACGTTGGCTGGCACAACTGCCTTGACAGATTTTGCAGATGAGACGTGGTCTAATGCAACGATCACGGCGAGAGGCGCTTTGTTATTTAACGACTCAC